GCTTAGCATTCTATAACTGTTTAGCCAAGTTTTTAAATTATTTTTCAACGTTGTGTTAGCGGTGGCAAGTTTTCCAAAATTATCTTCAGCCACAACAAACATATTCAAATTTCTTCTTTCAGAGTTGGGATCTTTTTGAACAGAAACTCTTTTGATTTTTCCAAACTTTGCAGGCATTCTGTAAGCTAGGTTTTCATAATCTGCCTGGGTAACAGCACGATTTTGTGTAGGAAAAGTATCGTAAATTTTTCTCTTTATATCGTCTGTGGAGTTTTCACTGACATCTCCAACTATAGGATCTTCATTGTCAACTTCAATTGTACTCCTGATAGTATCCAAAGTGCCTCTATCCAAGCCTTGCTCATTATCAAAGTCTAAGACAGCAGATGCAATATTGTTCAACGAGCCTGCCGATAAGTTAGAGTTGCCAGCATTTGTTGCACGATAAACGATATCTAAAGTCGTGTTTGAGGGAACAACACCAAAACTCTGATTTTTTGTCATCCTAGATGGATCAAAAGTGGTATCAGTCACATAATCTTTACCAAACAATTGTACTGCCACAGTTGATGGATCTGCAATCACATCACTTTGAGAGGAATCTCCACTTCCAAATTGTAGAGTAATTCCTGTTCTACTTCTCTCAACAACAAACTTCCTAGATACTAAAAATGGCTTCAAAATAGACGGAACATTATCGTTTCTAAAGTCTTTATTTGAAACCTCTTTGAAAATCATATCTTGTGCAAGATAATCTACTTCGTAATACTCATTCCCATTAGAATCAGTTACAGAAATAATCTCTGCAACATTAGTATTGGTGATATTTATTTTTTTGAATCTTTCATAATCACCAATTGTGATTCTCTCTCTACCAAAGAAACCAGAGACCACCTCTCCATAAGCCTTGATTGCATAAAAAGTCGGGGCTCCAGTGCTAGTATCAACGCGAGCAGTGACTACTGGCAATTGTGGATCTGAAAAATCAATGTTTTCCGTGAGAACGAAACTAAGTCCCGTATTTGAAGAAAAAGTAGCACCTCTTCTCATCGTTGGGATATACCTTCTATCAGGACCGATACCGGTAGCAGAAGCAGGAACTAAAACATAAAGTGCTGCTTTTCCAAAAGTAGAAGCCCTTCCTTGAAACTTATATCCTAAAATTCTGCCGTGTCGAAGAACATTGTCATACTGGTAGGCAGTATCCAAAAAAGATTCATTTACATTATAATCAAGATAAAACGAAAGCTGATCGCCAACATAGGCAACAGCATCAAGCATCATGGAGCCAAAAGATGCCTCACTAAAATCTCTAAAGCTATCTCTATAATACCTTTTTGCTATACCCTCCAGATCTCTCTTGATAGATTCAAATTCTCTATGAGTATAGTCAATTGGTATTATTTTCTTTTGATTGTCTGGCATGCTGGTTCCTCAAATAATAAATAGTAAAGTGCCGCAAATGATTCTGCTAATAAATGCCACCATTACTACTGACCGATACACCGCCTGTAGACACAGGAGATGCACTAGAGTTAGAAATAGGCAAGTCTAAAATGTCAGTTGTTCCAAGAGGCGTAATAACATACTCGATTAAAATACGAAGTTCGCTATTATCAACCCCATCAGTAGATACTTCAAAATTTTTAATGGCAATTTGTGGCATGTATGTTTTAACTTGTTCGACAATCGCCTCTTGAATACTAGCGTATGTGGATTCGGTAAACCTTTCAAATAAGAATTTCTCTAAACCAACACCAAACCCAGGCTCCATTACTCTTTCACCTGGGTTTGTCAAAACTAGAGTTTTTAGATTTTGCCTCAAGGTTTCAACAATTGTTGTTGTTAGTTCTATTCCATCTGTATCTGAAACTGCGACTGGTAATTTTACTGCTATTCCTGACATGACACTTATCCTCTATTCTAATTACTCGTCTTCACAAATTTCATCGTTTGCATTGAAAGGATTCGTTCTAAGAGAGCCCAGCAACCACCATGGCATCAGTCTTGTGATGCTGTTTGGTCTAATTATTTCTCTTGCTCTTTCAAGGAAAACACTTCCGGGTGAATCATAAGTATCTCTAAAATCATCATTATCATAAAATCTTGAATTATAATAAGTTTTGAAAAGCCTCTTTATTCTAGAAGTTGAATTCCTCAATAAAACCTTGTCCCAGTTATCCCATTCTTTGAAGAAAATGCCTCGCTTTCTATCATCCGGGTGAGCCCAAGCGCCAAGAGGGGCTGGCTCTGCATCATCAGTATTATAATTGAGAGTTGTTCCGGTGATAGGATTGTAAGCTTGAGACAAAATCCCTGTTGTTGTACTGGTAACATTACCATCATCATCAACAGTTCTTATCAGAGCTTGTCCTGGTTTTCCGATTTCGTTGAAGTTGAAGCGACTAAATCCGTCGGCTGTTGTTTTTCCTTTCTCTACAGAAATCTGTCCTATTGAAGGGATCATACCTAAATCATTATAGATTGCAGCAAGTGACAACATTTTTTGAGGAGAAAAGATGTATTTTGAAATCAAAGTAAAATTCTTATCTTTCTTTAGATTGTTTATCAAACACAACAATAATTTTGTATTACCATTCAAATTAGCAAAATCTTTCAACGTAGTGTCTAAGGCATCAATCTCAGTTCTAGTGATTTCATAAACTTCATCTTTATAGATCATTGAGAACCTAAGACCATACCTGACACCTAGCTCGCCATCAACACCAATTGGTGTATTTTCTGGACCCAACACAAGCCTCATAGTCCCTGGATAAACATCCGAGATCAATTGTGCTTGATCATCCTGAGAAGCAATAATACCGACAGCATTATCTGGTGTATGAAGAGTATCATTTATTCTTATGTATTTTTCAATGATAAAAGGCTTCTCGTCATTTGCTACATCAACAGAAGAATAGATTGGTGCAACATCACCAAACTCTACACGACTTATGTTAGCCAAAGGAATTAGAACAGGATGTAATTCATCTGAATGAACTGGTCCAACCATGTATACTGGCTGTCCTGTTGTTTCGCTAATGTGAACGTGGTATTCACCAACGTATTCCTGCCCTGCTTCTAAACCATAAGCAAATAACACTTCCGGTGTCTGTGCGTTTTCATCAACTACTAATTCTCCTCCGAAAGTATAGTAAGGATCAACAACATCCTCATCATCTTCATAAGGAACAGATGGCAAAGATGTGCTAACAGTAAAAGTTCCGTCGTCTCTAAGAGCAGAATTTAGTGTCAAAGATTCTCCACCTTGGGTAAATTTTTCAAAGAAGTAGTAATCAGAATTCTTGATGTCTACGCTTATACCTAAACGATCAGCGTTTTCAAGGAATTTTTGACCAACATACTCAAGCTCCATAATAACAAGCTCTTTCATCACTAATTTGGCATCTTCTTCTGTCTGCCTAACAGCTTCAAGGTTTAGCTCTTGTCTGTAGTTTTTGAGAGTTCTGCCGGGTCTTGTTTCTCCAATCTCTTTTGCTTCTTTTAGCTCATCATCATCAGGATAAACATACTCCTCCTGTAAATCATTCAATCTGCCAATAGCCTGTAAGACAGTGGCGGGAGGATCCATAATCATCCCCTTGTCTACCAAAAATCCATACATCTGCACAGATTGTTCTAAAAATGAATACCAAAATTCACTATCCTTGAAAGTATTGAAAAGCTCAGCTACTCCTGGTTGTGCGTCTAAGAAAGATTTCTGCATGTTTTCAATCACATAAGATGCAAAAGCAGAGCCAAACATGTTTCTAAAATCAGGTGAAAACTTAGTGAATGTAGGATAAGCTTTTATAAAATGAGTAACAGCATAAATTCTAATAGATGCTTTGATAAGCCCCATCATTCCAGCTTTAGCTGATCTTTCAATAAAACGATTGTATGGTAATTCAATAACACATTCAGGATCTGAAAGTGCTCTTTCGTCTTCTGGCATTGTTGGATAAATGTCATCAATAAAAGATTGAATGTTTCCGAAATCAACAAGATCTGTAATTTTAGGATCACAATTGTTCAACTCTGGGAACATAATGTCAAGCATTCCAAGCCAGCCAGATGACTCTGGAGGTCTAATGTAAACTGGTGGCGAAGTATAATTTCTGCCATAATCAGCAGGATCAAGATAAAAAACTCTAGTTTTTTCAGGAGTGCCAGCTTGCTCATTCTTATACTGATCCCTACTAATGCCTAAAATCATGTCACTATTATCATAACCTGCTTCGTCGTATAAAACAAAATTACCTGCGTCAGCTACAACGCCATAATCTAAATCCTCTGTTTCCAGGGTTTCAATCGTAGAACCAAAAGACCAAGAAGTTCCACTAATGTCATCTAAATTACCAGCAATCTCACTAAAAATTTGTGACATCATGTTTTTCATAATAGAAGATTGATTGTTTGCCATTTGAGATGGATCAATTGTTAGACCTCTATTTTCTTTTTCTAACATCTCTTTCAATAAGAGTGTTTGTGGCGAGTAATCTGTTTTAGTAGTAAAAGCTCTTTGGAATGATGTAAACTCAGACAAGTAATCATTCATGGTGGTTCCATCAGGATAAACCAAACTAAACGTATCATCAACTGTCATAAACTCAAACATTAGAGATGTTGAAGTAGAGACATCGCCGGGATCTGGCTGATTGACTTGTCCTGATAATTCTTCTGGATCTTCAATAGTTCCATCTTCACCAATACCGGTAATCGTACTCAACAGGTCATAGGCGTTGGCAATGTTTAGATTGAGAACTTCGTTGATTCTAATCCTCATGTTGTCAGAGTAAATGTTTCTTGCCGATGTGCTGGTTTCAATTCCCTCATCAGTTGGTGTCGTGGTAGTTGCTGCTTCTAGATCGCTCATAAAAGCCTTTACTTCAAAACCATAAGAATACCAATCTGGCTTATCTATAAACTTACCACTATCACTATCATAAAAGCTTATTGTTACATCTGGTCCTCTTTTTCTACCCTTTTCGGTAATGTCATAACCTTTGACGTATTGAACCTCATTTCCCTCTTCATCTAATACAATTTCCCCATTCTCGTCATAGAGAGCCCCCAAATAAGGAACAATTTCAACGTCATAACCGAAATCAGGTAAAGAAGTTATGTCTCTTTGTGAGTTTCTAGTAATTTCAACTCTTTTAGTGTTATCATCAACAAAGTCGTTGTTTATGGACATCTCAATAGAATTAGAAATGTCGCTCATGTATTCTTGAAGATACCTGCCAACATGAGTTGGGAACGCACCCTCTTGATTTCTAACAGCAGCTTCAGAGATTGATGCTCCAAAATCAAAGCTACCACTCGCAACGTTATTGTAAAAATTCCTAATGCCATCTATCGATAGCCCAACAGTATAATCAATACTTGTGTAATAATCAACATAGCGGCGACGATTGGCTGCCAGACGATTGTGAGCAGTGAGAGGAACGCCAAGCGTATCAGATAAAATCATGTTTAGCATACCCCAGTTTCTATCACCAGGACCATTGCCGATCATGTCTTCACTAAATTCTGTTTTTAGTTGCTCAAGTTCATTACCTAGCCCAGCAGTAACAAGCGCAACAGCTTCTTCTGGCTCGTATGGAATAACACCATCATCACACCCAGGAGCGGACTCTAGAGGAGGTAATTGGCTAGCTAAATAGTCTGGAAGGTTTTCTAGGTTTTGTGCAATGTCAGCAACAGAACCTAAATCATCGAGTAATTGACCACGAAGATCATCACACATTTGCCTTGATTGTTCTGGAAGCGCTCTTCCTTCTAAGAGACTAGCTCTAAGCTCGCAAAAATCATCATACTTTTCGGGGTCCAAACAAAGGGACGGATTAGCTGGTTGATTATCACCGACTGCCAAGCCATCAACAAAGTCTCTCATAGTGTCCTTGAAAGACAAAGGCATCAAGTTGCCCATACCCTTGAAGAAGCTATTGATAGCTTGTTTGTTTGGCAAAGCGCTTCTAAACTCTGGATACTCATACTCTAAAAGGCTGTCCATAATGTCGAGTGCCTGATCAGGCGCATCGCCCAAGAAAAGCTGGTTCATCTCCGCTCTGGTAAGTGATGCAGACATGTCTTCTGCGAATGCAATTGTTTGCTCTTGATTTGCAAAAGCCGCACCACCAACACCCAACTGACCAATCATGTCAGTAATCGTATCATTTACTTTATCATCATCAGCTTCAGCGCCGCAAATACCCTCTCTAACAATGTTTTTTAGTTCATCAAAATTAGTGCCATCTGGCAGGGATGCTAAAATGTCACCAGTAATAGCCAAAGCATTACAAAAAGCGCTGCCAATTAGCTCACAAAGTTTAGTCATTATTTTGGCTAGTGTTCTAATAATTGCTAGCTGTATTTGACACTTTACTACTTCCCAGAAAAAAGCAAAAATGTCTTTCAATCTTGGTAAAATACCAAACTTCCAAGTAAGTTTTGGAAACACAATGTCATCTGTATTTCTACAAAATGGTAACTCATAGTCCTTTATGAAGTCTGTCAAGCTAGGCGTAAAGAGTGGAGGTCTAGGGCAATCTAAAAGAGCCAAAATGTTGGCAATCAAAGGAGCACCTGGGAACTTTCCTAACTCATCAACCAAGTCCAAAAGATTATCACTATAATACTCAATTATGGCTAACATGTATGCTTCACGAACAACGTTTGGATTTAGCCCTTCTCCGATAGACTCAAAAGATTGAGCGATTGTTCTTTCATCGGATTGTGGAACAGAAGTAATGTAATCAAGATAAAGCTGATCAGCCTCCTCTTGTCTGGCTTTCTGCACATCTTCTAAAGAGTATCCAGTGCCGGTTGTAACAAAATTATTTGCAGAAGCCAAAAGCTCACTAGCGCTATCAGGATAAAAATCACTTACAGAAAAATTTTCAGATCCTTCAAAGCTTTTGACTATCGTATAAGCAAGCTTATTGGCATCAGTTTTTTCTGCTGCTGCACTAACTGCATCTTGATAAAGAGATGACCATTCATCAAACAAAGGATCAGTATTTTCTGTAGGATTATCATCTGGTATTTCAACAGGATTTAGCTCAACGCATCCAACAGTTCTACCACCAGCCATAGCATCTGAAACTGCTTGGTTCATTTCACCATCTTGAAAAATGTCGCCAGATTCTAATTTTTCTTGGACTAATCCATCTAATTCTTGCTGAATTTCAGGAGGTAAGCCAATGAATAATTTCTGAAAACTATCAATTGACATAGCTTCCAACGCGGATTGAACAATTTTTGATAGAGCCTGTTCTAGCGTAAGACCACCCATCAAACAATTGATAACCTCAAACGTCAAATCAAAAAGACCGCAAACTTTTAGTCTATCAAAGCCGCCTTCATACATTGTTTCCAACATTTGTTTTGTTGGATTACCCTCAACATCTAAACCTAAGCCAGCACAAGCAGAAAGATTGGTAAGTCTTCCCGGATCTTCTGGTGTTGTTTTGTTCAAGATCCAAGCGCAAAGAAAATCGAGTGGGTTTTTTTGCTTGTCAATCTCGGCATAGGCTTGTTCTGCAGCCATAGAATAAACATTTACCAACATCTGTTCATTGATGTTTTCACTTTCTTGAGCAGCATCCGTTTGTGTAACCGATCCACTCAGACTAGATGACGATGTTGAACCAAAGTTTACAAACTCTTCAAACTTAGTTCCCAAAATTGCTGCTTCTCTTTTTCTCTCAGACAAAGAAGCCTTGCAAACAGTATCACTAAACTGATAAGCGATAGCATCAGCAATACTAAAGGTTCCTAATAGATCCTGCCCTAGCTCTTTTCCTTCAGCGAGCAAGGCATCAGCCAAGCAAGATAAAGAGGATTCTTCTGCTTCCAAACTAGTAGTGCTATAAACGCTTGGATAAGTGTATTTGATAATATAATCAATCCAAGTAGTTGGCTCGCGAGCCTGTAATTCTTGATCCATCTCATAAAGATTAGCAAAATAAGCAACCGCAGTTGGATCTTTCCAAGCACTCATCTGATTCAAGTGCTGTAATTTAGCAGTCATTGTGATTGGTTTTGAGCCACACTGCTCTGTAAAGAACACGATCTTTTCTACTTTATAATCTTCACTAAAACTAAAAGTAATTTCATAGATTGATTGCTGACCCTTGAACTCTGTAGCAATCCTCTCTCCAAAGCCTAAAATACTTGGAATGTTATAACCATAATTTGCAAGGAAATCAGAAAGCTGTTGGGTTAGAATGTTCAGTAAAGAATCAGAGGTATTGAAACCAAAATCACCATAGATGTCTAAATCAAAAACTTTGTTGCCATTTGTAAAGCGCAAAGAAGAGCCATCAATGTATTCATAAACTCTTTTGTATCTAGCGTAAAGATGCAATCCTTTTCTGACCCTAATCATCATTGGACCAATTTCTTTAGCCACAAAGGTTACCTCAATCGGTCCCTCATCAGTATCTTCATCACTTGGGGCGGCGTCAGGAATAGCATTTAGTGTATCAAAATCAATTGAATAAAGCAGCTTCAATCTAGACTTACGTCTTGGCTCTAAGAAAAAGCTAGTGTAATCGATTTCGCTGCGAATCAACTCTACTGCGCCTTCTGAAGGTTCTTTATCGTAAACCTGCAGCAATACCTCAATAGCTCTTCCTACATACTGATCAAAGATAGCAGCTAACTTAGCCTCTGCTTCTTCTTGTGTATCACCTTCTTCAATACCAGTGGTGGTATAATCACCAGCCACAATTGTAACTTGATACTTACAAACTTTCTCATTCAAGAAAGGCTGAAATGTAGATCTCTTTCTCCAATCAGGAACCGATGCTCTAGGATTTGGAGAACATTTTGAAGGACATTCCTCTACTTCTTCAACAAAAACATCATCACAAACGTCTTGTAATCCATCACCATTGACATCCTGGAATGGTAAAAATTTAGATGTTGACATTATCTATTCCTTAGTTGATGTAAACGTTTCTTGAAACAATGTATCCAGCACTATTATTCTTGAGATAGTTTAGCTTCCAAAGCTCAGCATTCACTCTAGTATGAAAAAGAGGGCCAATAACCCTACTCAACTGCTGGTTTACCGCCCAAGAACCAAAACTTGGAACCCAAGGGCGACTAAAATCAATGTTATTTACAAAATTATAGCCGGCTTGAGTTAGAGACAAAAAGAACAAAGCGCTCCACATTTCACCTATTATACTATGTAGTCCCTCAAGAGAATCAACAACGTTTTTACCTAAAGCAGCACCCTGTGCGTTACTATAATTATTTCCAGCGATTATGTCAATTCTTGGTGCTGGCTCTGTAATCTTACCGCCAAGTGAGTTTGTTTCTCCAAAAATACCTGCTTTAGCGTCTTTCATTTTTCCAGTTGTGATTTTCACACCTTCTCTACCAACAATTCTTACACCATCGGCTTTTATGCCAATTCCAGATCTGGCAATCAGCCCTCTTCCTTCGTTCAAATAAGTTGGAGATTCAAGACCAAAAGCTTGATCAATGTCGCAAAGACGAGAAATGTAAACTCTAGCAGCGTCAGTAACAAAATTGTTTTCAACAACAGAATTTTTTTGAGGTCCTTTGCCGCCATACGTGGATGAGTGACGACCCACAACTAAATCAATTGTATCAGCAGGAACACCTTTTGCTCCGTATCCAGTAGCCTTACCGCCGTGAGGAACCTGACCTAAAACAATGCTAGCTCCTTGATTTTCAATAAGCTTTGCTCCATCCGGGACATTATAAGAAAAAGGAGTTCTAGGAACAGCCGTATTCATCAACCCTGTTTTGGTCGGGATTTTTGATGGCACAATGCCTAAATTGAAAAAATCTTGTGCAGCGTAAATGTCTGTCTTGGTGCTGCTTTCTTCACTATTGCCTTTTAGCAGGTCTTTTAGTTTGAATTTCTTGTTATCAGTTGCCATTTTATTTCCTTTTATTCTGCGAAAATGTTGCCATACTTTTTGAGAATAATTATGTAACTGCCAAATTTTGAGGTGTCATAAGTGCCATCTTCCTTGATCCTAAATTTAGCAGCATCTCCAGCAGTGCTAACAAGCCCTCTGGCATTTATGTTTCCACCAGCTAAAAATACTTTATCGCCCTCTATCTTGTAAACAACATCGCCGTGTCCCGCTGTTGGGTTGTTAGCATCTTCACGAGATCTAACAAAAATGTCTCCAATTTGTGGTCTAATTTTGGCGCTTTTAGATAACCTCCAAGCAGTCCAGTTGCCTATTTCTTTAGCTGCTGCTAAAGCATAATAATAATGACTTGCAGAAACAGTAAATGCATTATCTGCATAAAAAACAACATACGAAATAAAAGCTGCAGACCAGGGTGTTGCGGCGCCGTCTGGCACCCACTGATTATCCGCCCAACCAACAGTAGCCCAATACTTACTTAGAAGACCGCGTGCATACTCGTCTCCTTTTTGGGCTCTAATTGTGGCTAATCCTTCTCCCTCTGTTGTCCAAATACCAATTTCAGTTTCTGCAAGAAGAGTAAGTTGATCTGGGTTTTCAAAACTTCCCTCTAAAATTCCACCCGTTGGTACTGCTAATTCTGCAGCCAAGCCAGTGATACTGCCCGGATCAGCAGTAGGATCTATTGGTCCACCTACTATTTTTCCTACCCAGTTACTTTCAAACTTACTTTTTAGATCATAACAACTTTCTAATTTTTTGCTAACGTCTTCAACCTTGAAAACATCACTAACGCTTGTCATGTTTACATACTGCAGATTGTAGAGATTGCTATTTCCGGTATCTAATTCTCCATAAACAATGTCGCCAACACTTATGTTCGGCATTTCACCAACATTTGACAAAAGTATGTTAGAATGAAGAGCGCCAACTACTTCCGCTTGAGGAGAGTTTGCTATAGAAGTATCGCACGGATCTTCTAGAAAGCTAACATGAGCCATTCTGTTATCCATAATTCTACCTTTGAAAAGATAAACAGAATCAACCCCTGAATTACTCAAGATCTCTGGGTCACTTTTTGCATCCTCCGACGTAGCAGGACCGCTGTATGCCACCAAAGGAGTAAGAACTTTGATTTTGAAAGTTGTTTTGTTCTGGAAAATGTTTGTTTCTTGTTCTTTTTGTAAAGACGGAGAAACAAAAAGCCATTCAGCAGATTCTTTCTTTGTTGTAATTGTGTTACTTGACATTCTTAATTAATTATTAGCTTCAAAGATTCTCGTAAGATCTTAACATGGCTATTTCCAAATTCATTTTCAGGATCTTCTATAATGGTGGCGCCACCTCCAGCACCAAACTGTACTAGACCTGCCAATTTTTCTAAAAGATCC